AAACGATAGATTACAACAGCATCTTCAATCATTCGAAGTTGATTGAGTGGCTTGATTGCTTTGTGTAGATGCGAAAGAACAAACTGTTTCTTTGGATCCATCAACCCTGAATTAATATTCACGATTGCATCAGTGGAGATTTTAATTCCAGTATCAGTTGGAGAAGCAATCGTTGTTTGTCCAAGAGTTGTGGCTTTGTCGTTGTACACATAAAACTCTTGTGTACCAGTGATGACTTCAACACCAGTGCGTGGGTCTTTTTTCTTAAGAACGTTGCGCACTTTTTTAATCTTACGAGGATCGATATAAACCAGTGATTGAATACCAAGTTTTGCTTGTTTTTGATCAATTAAAACTTGATAGTACAAACGACCGTCAATGTACCAACGACGGAAAATGTCATTTCCTTCGTTACTAAAATTCAACATCTTTAAAATATTATCAAATTCAACACGAATCATGTCTTTGATATTGTCTGGTTGTTCAAGATCATCAAGAATAATCGTGACAGACTTGCCAGTAACATCATGTACAACAGATTCATTGACAATGTCATCAATTGCAGACTCAAGCTCTGGCTGCATTGACATCTCGCGATAACGAGTGATCAGATCATTTTCTGATTTGTAGGCTTGTTCTAGATCAAGATAAGTGCCAAAATACCCACCAGCCGAAATGGAGATTGCACCGTCATCGGTGGTTGGGGCTGTGATGGCAGGTTGGACATCCGCGGACTCTTTTCTGCGGATGATTTCCCAACCAAATAGGCTAATTGTTGCCATAAGTTGACTCCATGATAAAAGAAAGCATCAAGATTAAATCACGCTTGCTGCGGCTGCTTCCCACCATTGATATGCAAAGGTCACTGAATATTCTTCGATAGCATCATTATTGCCCCAGTCAAGATCGATTGGAGCGAGGTCATTTGGGAACATGCCAATAAACTTGTACTCTTTGATCACACTGCCTGTTTTACCATAGTGTTTGACAACAGCATCCGTTCCATAAGAAATCGGATTTGTTGCGCCAGCTGAACGAGTGTTAAATCTATGAGAGTTAATACCATTCATCCAGCGTTCGAAGGCATTACGCACAACAAAGTCTTCGTCGTTTAGAATGTTTACTGTCCAATCAGCAAAAGTGCGATTGCCAACAAACTTTACTTCACGACCGAAGTATTGCACAGGAACAACACCGACTGTTGATCCTGGAATTTGTGCCGTCTTACAGAGAAATCTCAACTTTCTTGCAGCATTGCCTGGAAGGGCAAATGATGGAAAGTTCATTTCAACTTCAAACAGATTAGCGCGTGCGCCATCAAACTGCATTTGTGAACGAAATTCAGATACATTAAAAGCCATTGTATTCTCCTGACTTTATCCTAGTCTATTTATTAGAAGCGTCCAACAATTTCGTCGAAGGCAACGCCACTGCGAACAGCGACGAAGTTCAACTGGATAAAGTTTACGCTTCTGGCTGGCTTGATGTAGATGTCGCCGATAAACTCATTGCGATCAATGACTCCTGCTGTATTATTTGTATCATCACAAACAACACGGAAGTCATAGATACCGCGACGACCTTGGACGTCTCTCAAGAATGGTTCAACAAGTGCTACAAACTGTGCTCTTGTAAATTCATCGTTGAATTCAAAGAGACTTGAGCGTGCGGCGCGAGAAATTGCCTTCTCAAGAACAATAAACAATCGACGTACATTGATACGATCAAATGCACTTGGGCGACCCTGTAGAGTCTTGTCGCCAAACAACACCACACCCTCACCTGGGAATGATACAACTGGGTTTACACCCTTCTTGTATAGAGTATCGCGTTCTGCTTGTGTTGGATTAAACGCAAGGCGAACAACATTACGGATTTGACCACGATTTAGACCAGCTGGTGAGAACCATGGATCGCGTTGTAGATCTGTGCGAACACAGAGACCAGCAACGTCGGCATTGAGTGGAACATAACGGTATGCATCGTTATACTTGTCGTATTGATACTTCCAACCAGAATCCATCACACCATATGATGTTCCGCTAGTAAGTAGATCACGATACGCAGTGACTGCATCAGCTGAGGCTTGTGCGCCAATCACATTTGCATTTGCTGGTGATACGAATGCAACACAATCTTTACGACTATCTGCAACGGTTAGATATTTGTTTGCAACAGTTACTTGATCAGTTACGCTTAGTCCTGCAGAGTCTCCGCAGTCTCCAGCAAATAGCAAGGAGATGTCGTTGACTTCTTTGTTTGCTAACAAATCAATTGCATTCGTGTAAGAAGAAGCAGAAGCAGAACCATCAGCACCATTTACAAGTGAGAAAGTTGTTGCATCCCAACCTGGAGTGTAGAACACGCCAGTGCCTCTTGCGTTTGCAGTTGCAACTGTAACACCCCATGTGTTACCATTTGTTGTTGCATTTGTTGCGTCTGGATGTCCTAGCCAGTGAATATACTTTGAGTTGCGATATAGAACTTCTTTATAGTAAATAGATTCGCCTGAGTCGCCCTTCGCATCAGATGCTTTTGAGAGATTTGCGAAACGCTCAAGAACTGTGTTTGCAACGCCGCTGATTCGACCATCTTCGTCGACAACAACAATGTGCATTTCGTCGTTTGCAACTGATCTGCCTGTGACACTGGTTGCATATGTTGATGTTCCAGGAGGACCATCAAACAATCCGCGATATCCCCATGCATTAAAGTTTGCTGTTGCAGAGTTTGCGCAGACTGAAATCTTTAGTGAATTTCCGAGTGTTCCAGGGAAACGTGCAGCGAAAGAAACGCTTGCATTTGCAGCAGCGCTGCCGTATGTATTGAAATAGTTTTCATCGTTTGGAATGCTTACATTTGCACTTGCGCTTGTTAATGCATTATTTGCGCCTGTTGCAAGAGCACGAACGACACGAAGATCGTTTCCATATGCCAAGAAGTTTGCCGCAGACATGAATGAGACTGCAGTTTCTGAGTCTGGTGTGAAAAACTTTTCAACAAGACCGCTTTCGCTTGAAACCTGAACTACGCTGTTTGCTGGACCCCAACGAAACAAACCAACCGTCGCACCAGTTGAAGTGCCGACCGCTGGCACAGAAGTTGTGAGATCAATTTCAGAAGTATTAACTCCTGGAGAAACTAAAAATGCCATGTTTTTACTCCTGTTTTGGAGAGATAGAAATTCTACGGTTTATTTAGTAAATTGGGGTTTTTAACGGTTTACAAAGGTCCAAACAGCACCACCCTCAACAAATCTCTGCTCTCCGTGATCAATTTCTTCATGTCCAGCAATTGGAGTTGGTAAAGATTCTTCTTCAATTTGCCTCATCTGTTCGTGATATAATCTTTCACGAATGTTTGTATTACTTAGGTCAGCAAAAAACGACTGATTCGTCATCCATGAAAATAAAACAAGTGACATTACAAGGTCATCATGACTGCCTTCTTCTGCTTCAAAACTTCCACCTTTCGCAATGAATGTTGAAAGTTCAGAGATCGTATCAAAATCTTGAATTAAGAGTTTTTGATTTTCAATTAGATTTTTGAGGATTGAGCATCCGAGTCGTTTGACAGACTTGGTTGTACGAATACCACGTTGAGATTTATTTCCATAACCCCATGTAAGTGACATTTTACCTTTCATATCAACTGTAGCGAGGATATTCTCATATTCATAATCTTCGAATAAAGAGTCGACGACTTGTTGTCCATTGTCGTTAATTTCAATTAAAACATAGGCTTGGTTATAGTAGGTGCCGATCTTTTTAAGAATCGATGGATAAACAAGCGGACTGATATTATTATCCTTATAGGTGCAAACCTGTCGATATGGAATCTGCGTTATATCTAGAACACTAAATGCAGAGTAATCTAGACCCTTGCCGCGAGAGGTATCGACAACCATTGCATAGTTATGCCCCTCAATTGGTTGTTCGTAGACCTTAATTCCATTATCGGAAAGATGCATTGGCTTTACAAAGGCTAACGATTTCAATGCTGCAGCTGACAAAAGCGTGCCAGCCGAACCCATGAACTCGCATTCCATTTCTTGCAAAAACTTTTCTTCACCAAGAACACGCCGTTGTTCATCTGCCCATTTCTGATCGCGACCTGGAACCTGTCTCCAGTTTGCTTCAATGTGTTTAAATCCGTTTAATCCTTCCACAGCTTCGGTCCACATGCGATAATAGTGATTCATTCCGTTTGGTGTGGAAGAAATTAAAATCTTAGACTGTGTACCAGAAGAAATCGTTGGGTAAACAGAGGTGAAGAATTCGTCTGCAATATTACTTGGAACGAATGCAAACTCGTCGAGGTACAACAATGAGATAGAGTAACCACGAATTGCTGATGATGCAGTAGAGGATGCAAGAACTCGACAATTGTTTTCAAGTTCAATGTCGCCTTTGTTCCAAACACGCACACCTTGCTGCAACCACAATGGTAAAGATTCATATGCGATTTTAATGCGATTTAAAATTTCGCGAGCTGTGGGTGCCTTGTTGGCAAGAATTGCAACAAATTTATCTTCATTAAATAGAATATACCAAAGGATATATCCAACAACCATCGTGGTCTTACCCACCTGACGACCAGCCTTTACAATAACACGACGATTGTCGTTGATATCTTGGACTGCTTGTCGTTGAAATGGGTATAAAGAAATTTGAACAAAACCTTTGTCAAGAGTGATAATCTTAACATAGTTCTCAATAAAGTATAGTGGATCTTTTGCGCATTTGACATACTCGCGGACTTCGGCTTCCGTGAGTTGCATTGGCATATTGATTCGTTTTAATTTGGGATTTCCCAAATAATTTTTAATTCTATTCGGCAGATTCATTCTTTAATTTCTTGAGTAAATCTGCAGTTGAGCCAACGAATACTGCTTTGTCTACGTTGATATTTGTTGGTGCAACTTCTTTTGGTTTTAAATCTTGTTGCTGTTTTTGCAAGATCATAAGTTTCTCTGTCACATCAGAGAGATTCTTAATCATGTTTGCAGCAACTTCGTAGGCTCTTGGGTGTTGTGATTCTTTAGCAACTTCTAAAATACCATCAAGTGCTTCATTACCTTTTTCAATGAGATTGTAATAGTTCGAACGAGAATAATCTGCATCTGGATTCTCGTTGTTTGAATGATGCACAGTTATTGGCTTGTCATTTTCTTTCACAACAGGCACATAATCAGTGTTTAGTATCTCTGCTAAATTTTTATCTACTTCACTCATGAAATGTTCGGATAATATTCAGTTGTCTCATTAAACCCAAATGCAGTGTTTATATTAGCAGTGCTTGGATCTGGTGTAACAGTTAGATTCACAAGTTGATTGTCATTTACATCAAAGGTTTGAATCTTGTAAGAAGTATTTGATACTGCTCCGCGAATACGAGTATTTACTACAAATACTCCAGAAACATCTGTCACAACAATTTGATTTGCAGTATTGTTCCAGGCTCTCACAAAGGCGCTGGCATTTGCAGAAGATTCATTCACACCTTCATAAACCAACTCACCTATTTTATAATCACCGCTTCCATTATTTAAAGTCATTTTTCTATCTGTATTGCCATAGTACGAACTATCAAATGTATTTGCAGTTGATGTGCGAATAATTTTTGCATTTGCAGTAATTGGACCATACATCCATGCTTTCATTGTAAACGTTAATGTCCAAACAAGCGTTCTCAATTCTTCTGATGGTCCAATTGCTTCGGCATCATAGTTGATTGAATCAAGAATAATTGGCACATCTGTCTTGAGTGTGGAAATATTAACGAGGTCCATCTTCACTGTGTAGTCTGGTTTGAAGTATGGAAGGATTTGTTCAACAATTTGCGTTCCATCTTCTGTATTACGAGCATAAATGTACAATGTAAATGTAAAGTTATATGGAGTGATTTGTACTGTTTTTACTGTTGACCCAGTATCGCCTGCAGCAAATTGTAGATTGTATTGGCTTTGTTTGCGCAATGGATCATAGTCAATTGAAGTCAATTCAAAACTCATTCGAGGAAGAGTCATTTGAACTTCTTTGGCTAGAGTC